TGTTGGTCTTGATTATCTTAATTCTCATAATAATTCTCCCATGAAAGAGCCATTACTGGCTCTAACATCAGATAACTATATTCCAGTTACTTTCCTGATAGCTTGAGGAAGTGTTAATTCACCGTCAACTCGCTTCTCAACACGTATTAAATTTAAGTCTCTTTCAAAGGCTGATTGACTAGCAACAGTAGCTGTATCACTTACTCTAACTCGGATTCCCTCTCTATCTACAATCTTGTAGTAGCTAAAGTCTCCATAGTATAGAGTTCCAACTGCAATATCATTCTGCTCATAAACTGGTCTTCCCTTTAGGGTTAAGACTGGTGAATCAGCAAGCCTTGATACTAGGTAGTTGTTCTGACCATCTTTAAGTTTCTGTACATTCTCAATAGTTGCACTGTTACCTACCCAAACACCTCTTTGTCTGTAGCCCTGAGGTACTCGCATAAAGGTTGATATAACAGCATCTGATTTGCTTGCATCAGTTCCACCTGCAACAACAGTTCCTAATGAGTAAGTACTCATTCCTGTTGGTTGACCAGTTCCAGAACCTGTGAAGAAAGCTTTGTCTTCCTCTTCTGCAAGACTTTGAGCCATAAGCTGAGATACATAGTTGACTATGTTTCCTACACCTAGAGCAGCATCAGCTACTAATTCATCTGTAAGCCCAACAATAACTGCTAGTGAATAAGGTGTAAACACGTTTTCACCAAATGTTGCAGTACTGGTGTTCTTTACAGCAGCTTCACTTCTCCAAGAAGCTTTTGGTCTGCTTGCCAAGTTTGGTAAGTGGAAAGTATCAGAAGTAGTTGACATAACATCAGCTATGTTACGCATAACAGTATTGTCTCGGATATCTTCGATAATCATGTTAGCAAAATCTTCTGGCACTAAGTAACCACCAGATGCAGCAGTACCCTCAGTAAGCAACTGTAGTTTCTGCTTATCACCAGTAGCAAGTGCATTCAAGAAGTGAATACTCTTAGCACTTATCTCAGTGTTTTCTTTGCCTTGTCGGTTAGAAAGTGTAAATTTAATGTCTGCTAGTTCTTCAACAGTCTTCTTACCATATTTCTTATCAACAATGATTGCAGGTGCAGCTTTAACTTCTGTAATAACTTCTTTCTCTTCAAGAGCTTTAGTTATTTTGTCTAGCTTACTATCTACTTTGCTCATTACTGATTCAGCAAACTTGTTAGCTAAATCATCAATTTCTTTATCTTCTGATTCAGCTTCTTTTTGTGCAGCTTCTTGCATAGCCTTTGCATCTGCTTGAAGTTCTTTAAGTTCTACTGCTTCCTCTTCTGTAAGAGTACCTGCACTTTTTTTCTCTAATAGGTCTTTAATTCTTCCCATTATTTATAACTCCCTTGTTATCTACTATTAATTGTTCATTAGCTTTTTTGATGAATTTCAATATCTTATCTCGCTTTTCTGTAGGCATTGTTTTCCCTACAAGCAGCTCATCAGTGGCTCTAGCTATTGCCTTGAGATTCTTTTGTCTTGTTTCAAAGACACTTCGACCATATGATGCAGTGGGTGATTCCACTTTTACCAATGTTTTGACTTTTAATTCAGCTAATTCTTTTCTTAGCTCTATTATTTCACGTGAAAAGTCTGTAGCAACTCCTACCTGCTTAATGGCTTCATCACTGAATCCTTTGCTAGATAGTGACTTGTAGGCAGTAATCATAGCTTGGCTGTTTGCAGGCACATTGACAAAGCTTACTTCTAATAGCTCTTGGTCTGTAAAGGTGTTTCCCTCCATTTCTAAAGCCCTGAATCCTACACTCATAGTCTTAATAACACCGTCTTTTACTAGTTGCTTAACACTCCTAGAAAGCTCTGTAGCATCATTAATAACTCCCTCAATCATAAGCTTGGCACTCTTGCCCTTGCCCTCTACCCAAATCTTAGTAGCATGTCCTACTGCGGGTTGTGTATGGTCATGCGCCCAAAGTAGCACTGGGTTCTTCTTGAACTCTTTAACATTCCAACCCTCAACACTAACAGATTCCCCATGTCTATCTACTGCACCAGTGGAAGCAATAGCCATAAAGTCTACATCTTTGCTGCTTGCTTTCTCTACCTTTGCATCTGTATAGTTCTTATCCATTTACAACCTCTATTGTTACTTTCTATATATAGTTTTATTGCCTATTAAATGTTCTGTCAATAACTCCAATCAATCTAGTGGGATAATAATATCGCCAGTTTCAGTATTTAACATGTTAGGTACAGTAGCAGTCACACTTCCCATGTTATCTATAACACCTTGAACTATCTGGTCTACTGTAGCTGCACCCTCGTTGACGTAGATATTTGTCATCATTTCACCTAAAGCCACTTCATCAGCAAAACTAATAACACTACTACTTGCTATAGAAGCTGTAAGTCCTGCTAATGCACCAATAGAAGCGGTTAAGTCACCTGACCCTGCAATAGTAGCTAGAGCTTGAAGTTGACCTGTAATAGTAGCTGTTAGTCCGCCACTTGCTGCGATAGTTGCAAGCATCTCTACGATAAGTCCACCAGCTGCGTCAGATATAGTACCCACTCCAGCTAATGTAGAAGTTATTGGATAACCATTCTGACCCTGAGCTGATGATACAGTTCCACTAGCTGTTTGTCTTGAAGCCATAGCTCCAGCTTTTTGTGGCAATACAAATGAAGCAGGGTTGTCATACCCATAAGGAAGCCCAGAGTATGCTGAATAAGTAGTGGCTCTATCTCCAGTTAAAAACTTGTTCTGAAAAGTAGATGCTTTCCAATACCTATTAGGATTCTCTTGTCCAAACTCTCTGCCTGGGTTTTTATTCCCCATTGTGTAATTGCCTAGTAACATATCAATTCCAAACTACATCTATATGTCCTGAAAATGCTGCGTTAGCAGGTGTTGTTGTTGATGAGATGTATATCCAGTAAAGTGCTGCACCGTCATAGATTCTCGGCATACTAGGTACTTCAAATCTAAAGTTTCTCTCGGCTGCTACACCTGTTGTAGTAAGAGGTAATCTAGCTAGTTCTTTGTACATAGCTACTGAGTACATTCCTGAGGTATAGGTTGATGAGTTAGTAATAGAGTCTATTTGAGCAATACCAGTATCACCACTCTGTAGAGGTGTTGCATAGGTATATTTACCTGTACCAGTGTTACCTGTATACAGAATATGACAACTAGTGGCTGCTGTTTTACCTACAGGGAGTACAGTTGGAGTTGCCCTTGAAGCTGTCTGAGCTGCGTTTGTATAACCCAGTGAAAGGTTTGGAGTACCTGCACCTAAAGCTGTAGCACTTGGATTAAAGAACATCGCCTGTACACCTGCACCATTAGTGTATCTTGGAAGCAACCAAGTAACTGTGTGAGTTCCTGTACCTGCATCTGTGATGTTTACCTGAGTTCCAGCTATAGCGTTGGCGTAAGAAGAAGCTAATTCAAAAGTGGTACTACTCATTCTTATAAAGTAGTAATCAGTTGCAGTAGCTAGTCCACCAGGAAGTGTTGTCGTGGTTGTAAGTCTAACTCTAGTTCCAGTCAATAAGTTACTAGGTATGTTAGCTGTTGAAGTCCAAGTACAAATATCTGTTGAAGCATCTGCTGTAAATGTATCGCTTTGTCCTAGAGTGTTAGTGGTTGCTTGAGCGGTTGTAGTTGTGACTGCTGTTACTCGATAAAAACCTACTACGTCTACTAGCACTAAAGTTCCTGGTGCAGTTGTTGAAGCACCAGTAAAGGCAGAACCGTTTAATAGGTACTTATTATAGGTTGGTTGCACGTTACCACCATGCAAAATTGAACCTGATGAAGCAGTAGTGTCTTTTACTGGTTGGAAAGCTAAAGCTGTTCCTGCATCAAATATTGCATCTGCTGCTGGGTTTCCTGAACCTCTAAATAGTGTGTGAGCTTCCATAGCTGCTGCTGCTGCTGTTGGGTTAAAGTTTTTTGACCAATCTGCTCTCCAAGTCTGACCGTTAGTCTGAGCTTGTAAGAGTTGGTCGTCTGAGCTAAATCCTGGCATAAATTATTCCTTTCTTATGTCCACATTACTTTTATATCGCCCTGAACTTGTGAGCCATTAAATATTCCATTAGGGTTTACTAACCAGTTAAGATAAGCGTCATTTTGTATCTCTGGCATAGTTCCTGCTTGTAATAAATAATCTTTTTCGTTAGGTGCTCCAATTTCTCTGATTGTTGTCTGAGCCAAAGGCTTGACCAATACTAGAGCATAAAGCCCTACATCTGCTGTTCCTAGAGTTGCTGATTGTATGCTTCTAACTCCTGTGTCACCTGACTGCAAACAAAGAAATGGATTAGCTGAATCAGCAGTAGCCCTGTTAGAGGTGGCAATAGCACCGTTATATACTTCGTTATTCATTCTATGAGCAACAGTAGTTCTGCCCGATACTCCGTCTTGATTTGTATAAGATACTGTTAAGTAAGGCGCTCCAGCTCTAGCTCCTTGAGTTACAGCCATAATTCTAACTCCTTGACCGTCTGTATATCTTGGTAGAGTTTGAGTATTGTCCATAACTTGTGGGTCAGTTGTTCCCTCATCTATAAATGGGTAAAACATTAAGTAGTCACAAAGTATCATGTTCATAGGAACATGGTTGCTTTGAGTTCCCCAAACAGTAGTGCTTCTTAAATACTTACTTGTTGCTGTTCCATGTACTATCCCTCTATCGCTAGAAAATGACATAGGAGTAGCTGTTAATGGGGTTGCTGCGTAGTATTGAGGTGCAGGATAACCTGCAGCCATAGATATATCGAACCAAATTCCTTGAGTAACAGTTAAAGCAGGGTTCTTTCTCCATGAGAAGAAAGCTGTCTTTCCTGCTTCTTCTGCTTCTACTAGTTCTTTGTAAGATGCAAATGCCATTATCCTATTACCTTTTCTAGTTCTGCTTCTAAGTTGTCAATCACTACTGCAATTAACTCGTTAGGTACTTCTTCTTTAGGCGTAAATTCTTCCAAGACAAAATCTATAACGTCACTGTTTACAGCTTCTATTTCGTTATCTGCCATAAATTGAGCAGCACTTGCTACTATCCATGCTTGATTCTGTCTATCTGAAATCATGCCTTTACGCCACCCTCGCCTGTTACGTTAGCTTCTATTTCTACGAATATTGGTTCGCCTAGTTCTTGTTCTGACATCTTAATCCTCCGTTACAGTTAGTCCGCTTGCTGCAAATAGTGGGGTAATGTTTAGTGATACAGCTAGAGATGAGTTCAATGCACCGCTATATAGAATTTTGCTTGTTCCACTTGAAGCAGTAGTTATTGATACATGAGTTACTGTGTTACCAGATGCACCACACTGAGGGAATGTTATCTGGGCTGCGTTAGTAGCTGAGTTACCTGATACAGTCCAACCACCAACTGTTCTTGCTACGGCTTGTCTAGCATAGTTGGTGTAGGTAGCCTCACTTGTTGCTGCTGTTCCTGCTTCACCTGGGTCTGCTGTGTGTAGAGCTACATATAGTGACCCTGCTGTTGCTGAGTTCTGTAGTCCTCCAGCATCTCCAATGTCTGCTATATCTACGTTGTTAAATATTAATTGAAGTATGTCGTTTTCAAATGTATTTCCTTTGCTCATTTCTTTTCCTTAATGGTGACTTCACCGTTCTTAATTGTTATTGTTGCTTTCTGGACTTGTTCGATAGTTAGCCCATGTTCACGAGCTAGTTTCTCGTAGCCAAGCACGAGCCAGCTATCCAATTTAGTAGCCATAAGTTGTCCTTTCTGACCATTGTTTTGTAAATGTTGTTACGTCATCTGCAAATGACATGTGACCTGCCGACTTGTTGTATCGCTTGATTTGCCAAGAAGCATCTGATGTAGCTGTTCCTGGCAAAGCTTTACCCAAATAGACAAGATTAGTGTCAGTTGTAGTATCATTCCTATTTTCATAAGTAACAGTTTCAGTTGCAGCACTAGAGCCACCCCCACCCCCAGAACTACCACCCCAGTAGCTATCATCATAGACTAGCTTAAAACCGTCAAACCTAACTCTCCTAAAAGGTACAAAGTCTGTTACTTTCTGACTTGGCTTAACATCATTAAGTGCTTTAAGTTCAGCTACTGCCTTGTCTACAGATACTACTACTTCTTTTAATCCGTCTTTACTGGCTATCCAGTCTGGTATTTCTACTTTCTCAGTAGTTATGTCTAAATCATTAAGATTAGATACTATTACTTCTTTTTGCTGCTCTATCTCCTCTAGGTTATTAACATTAACCCCAGAGTTGATAGCAGTAGTAAGCTTATCTACAGCTTCTATTACTTTGCCTTGCTGTTCTATAGCTTTCTGCAGGTTCTCACTGTCTTTCTTCTCAATACTATCAGCCAGAGTCTTCATAGAGGTTTTAAGTTGCTCTGTAATCTTATCTGCATTCTTAACAGTCTCTACAAAGTAACTTTTCTTACTATGATTCAGTTTGGCTTTAAGTATCTTGTCATTCATAATCTACCTCTTATATTAGTCTAGGTGAAATTAGCAAAGCGTCAATAACTCCAAGTGAATCATTTGTAGTATAAGCTTCCAATGCTATGGCAATACACATATCCCCTGCAGTAGCTTTAGCTGCAATTCCTGCAGCAGTAAATGATGTTAGGAAGTCACCTATAGCTATGTCTGTAGTGCCGTCTACCTTTAATAGCACTGTCTTACCTGATACTAGAACCTGACCAGTTGCATTATTTGCAGGGGCTGTTAATAACACCCCAAATACTTTATCATCACCTGCTGTAGTGGTAGTTGTAATCTCATCACCTGCAGCAACTGACTTATAAACTACTAAGTCACCTGCATTAAGAGTGCCACCAGATGTATTTTTCATAGTAACAACTTTCATATCTTGAGTAATTGCTGCACCAAGATTATTGGATACATTACTTGCACTAGTTGTACCAGTGTTAGCAATAGGAGTTGTACAGTTAGTGAGTACATTACCAGTTACATTACATTTACTGCCATTGATTAGGTTTATCCCAGTGGTGCAGCTATCAATGTTATTGCCACTAACAACTGTATTGCTAATGCCATTAATGTATATTCCTGATACAGTTCCTGACACTACTTTTATAGTATTTCCAACAATAGTGTTGTTGCCTGTAGCATCATATATACCATAACCATTAGCTAATACATTATACATAGTATTCCCAACTACAGTATTCAACTGTGATTCTATTGAAATAGGATTTTTACAACTATTAAAGTTACAGTCTGATACTGTAATATAATTACCAGATACTATTATCTGGTTAGATGTAGTTCCTGTATATCCATAGAAAGAACATGAATCTATAGTAGCCCCAGTAGCTGCACATCTTATTACTGAACCAGTACCCTCACCACTTGTATATCTTTCAAAAGAACACCCTGATACAACACCACCTGAACTATCAAACTGTAATGATGCAGAACTTACTGATGCACCCAGTGTATTAAGTTTGAAGTGACAACTAATAAACTTATTACCTGCACCAGATGAATAAATCAAATCATCACTCCTAGAAGCTGTAGAGGTAGATTCAAACCAGTTACCTATATAAAACTGATTAGCACCAGTAGCATTAAGTGTAGGTTGAGATATAGAGCCACTAGATATATGCTTACAGTTTAACATTACTTGCCCTGCACCACTCATAGTTAATCTACCAGTAGACATGCTAAATTGAATATTCTCAAACTGAACTCCTACGCCAGAAAAGACTAGAGCATTAGTAGAGTGGCTTAATATAGCTGTCTCCCTGCTCTCACCTACTATCTTCAAATTTGTTAATGCTGTAGTAATAGCTGATTCAGTATAAGTTCCCTCTTTAACAAAGATTGACCACCCATTAGATGCAGCAGCAATAGCAGCACCAAGAGTTGTATAGTCTCCACCACTAGGGGCAACAATAGCATCATAGGTAGATTGACCACTAGAGCTAATAGTAGCCCATTCTGGTGCTGTTGCCCCTGCATTAATTCTAAGTAGTTGATTAGCACTTCCTTTAGGCAATCTTTGCCACTGTGAAGCATCTCTATAGATAATATCTCCCTCAACCCCAGAAAGCCCTGCTAGAGCTGCCAAGTCTGCATCATAAGCTTGCACATTAGTTCCAATAACAAGCCCTAGATTAGTTCTAGCCCCTGCTGCATCACTTGCCCCAGTTCCACCGTCTGCTACAGCTACATCAGTTCCACCTGGTGCATAGTAATCTGTACCTTGAGCAGCATTAGTCATAGCCCCAGTTGCTACCTTTACAATACCGTCACTAAGTCCATGAGCTTTAGTGACCAAGTTCCCTGCTGTTACTTTTCTATTAGCAGGTGTGCCTGCAGGGTCATTAACTGTTACTACTAAGTCATCACTTGTAGGTGAAGTGTCTGGTGTTAATGCTGTTATCTTAGTATTTGCCATTTCTTACTCCTATTCTGTTGCTAAATAATTATCATCTTCTGTTATAAAGTAGTCACCTGATTCATTTAATAATACACCGTCTACAACAGCCCCACCACCAGAAATAGCAACCCAAGAACCATTAACAAATACATATAGAGTGTTGTCATCTGTATCAAGCCAGAGCTGCCCCTGACTGCCAGTAGGTGCATCAGCTTGAACTATAGCAGTAGCCCCATTAGATGCAGTGCCACCACCACCTCTAATCTCTACAGTTTTCTCTATTGTTTTAGTATCTTTTAGTTTCCACTCACCAAGTAAGTAGTCAAAAACCATTTCATCTTCCATTATTAAACACCTCAAATAGATACTTATAATCTAATTTTAAGCGTTTACCCCAGTTAGAAATGTAATCGCTCTTACCAAAGACAAACCTAGCTTTATCACTAGTCTTGCTCTTTGTTACCCTCTCAATATACCACCCACCACTAGGATTAACAAAACCAACATAAGTAGTAGATTCTGACTTGTCTGAATCACTAAACATATATTCTTTACGCCAGTCCTGCACCACTATCTTGTTCTCTACATTAGCTATAGGTGTAGGCACATTAACTATAGGGTTAATCTTGATAGCATTGACTGCATCTATTACATCTTTGAAGTTATTAACATCTATACCCTGCTTCAAGTTATTCTCTAAGCTATTTACAGCACTTTGTAGCTCTTTGAATTGCTCAGAGCTTCTATTTATAGCAGTAAGTTCTCTTTCAGCTAAAACAAGCTCTACATTGTCCTGCATCTTTACTAAAGCTTCTCTTAGCTTAAATATATCTTCATTATCAAAGAACCCTACCTTTGCATCTTCTGCAGGTTTCTTAATTGACTTTAGTTTAGTAAGCTTTTGCCCATAGTTACTCATCATCTATGCCTAGAATCTTCTCTAGTTCTTTTACATATTCATCTCGCTCTAAGTCTTTGCTCTGTAGTTGTTTAAATTCCTTAGTCCTCTTGTCTACAAGTGATTCTAATTCTTTAATCTTGGTAAATGTTTCAGTATCAAACTGCTTCTCTCTATCAAGTACTGGCAATAGCACACATCTACAGTTAGGGTGAAGTGGTGGGTCACCATTCTCAAACTCATTACCCTTAGCATAAAAGTCACCGTTCATATCCCAAACTATTTTTCCGTCTAGCTCTAAGCAGTCTGGTTCTGCATCAAAGGCTGCACTCCACTGCTTGCCCTCAACTACTCCACTTTCTTTCCAGGCATCAATGCTTGCTTCATTAGAAGTCCTTATAACTTCGGTTCTGGCTATTCTCTCACTCTGTACTTCACTTAAAGCATCAAAGGCATCAGCCATTTCTCGCCTGATAGCAGGTATTCCCTTTCCGTCTTGAATGCCACTTGAAATTATATCTACCATTTTGTCTTGTTCTGTCTGCAGCATAGAGCCAGTAAACTTCCTAATGCTTCTTCTAATATTGTCTTCATAGTTAAAGGCAAAGTAAGGGTCTGTCTGTTCTATAAGCTTGAGTGCTTCATTACCAGATATTACTGCTATGTCTTTAAGTAGTGGATAGAAGTCTAGCTCTGCTTTAACAAGTAGGTCTTCTTCATCTATCAGTGCCTTAGCATAACTCTTAGGCTGTTGCTCTGGGTAGTTTGCTAATGCCTGCTTCTTAACAGCTTGAATAAACTGAGCAACCTTATTCTTTAATCTAGCTTCTACTTCTTCTACAGCACTAAGTTGCTTAATCATGTAGGCATTAACTACCTCATTACTAAAGCTACTGTGAATCTTCTTTGGCTCACTCTTAACTGGTGCAGGGTCTGCTTTCTTTTTGTTTAACTGTATAGCAGCAATTCCCTTACCTATTTCCTTGTACCGTCTAAAGTCATTAAGCTTCTTGTACATTCCCCTTTTTCTGAGTATCTTGCCCGTATCTATATTTTGTAAGTTTGCAGGTATAGTAGAACCAGTAACAGGTATAGGTATTTCCTCATGTTCTTCACCCTCTGCAGGTGTAAGTCCTAACATCTGTCTAGCTTCATTCCTAGATATAAGCTTCTGCTCAACAAGCATCTTAACTTCATCAATCTTAGCTTGTCTGTCTTCTGGTATAGGGTCTTCAAAAGTTAAGAGTAAATTGTCACCATATCTAGGCACTAAGTACTCATTCAAAGTATCACAGATAGATTGCATATCTGGCTTAATGCTGTTTCTTTTCCAACTAATAATACTTGATTCATGGCTTGCCCTGTTTACATCATCAATGATTCCAAGACTGGCTTTAGTATTTCCAAACAATACCATAATCTTATCTCTGTACCACTCTAACTGAGCTAGAAATTCCATATCCTTGTTAGTAGCTTGAATCTGAGTAGGTTTAAGTCCACCACCTAGAATCATAGTCTTAAAGGCATTCTTACTTCCCCCAAAGGCTGCCTTAAACTCTGCTTTTAATCTCTTTAGTTGAGCTTCTTGTAGTTTACCCTCTGTAGATAGAATAAAGTTAGTGATAGCCCCATTCTTGAAGAACTTTTTGCTAAGGTCTGTAGTAAGGAAATCCAAATCTATAGTTTCTGCAGCAGCTTCTACTACTCCCTTACCTCTATACATATTACTAGGGTCTGGGTTCTTGAAAGGTATAATCTGTTCTGGTAAGTAATATTCTTTTTGCTCTTTACCGTCTACAACAGTACTGAACTTATAACCATTAACCATTCTTCTGCTTCCATTAGTAAAGTCACCTAAGTCTAGTTCTACTTTGTCTGGCTGTAAGGTGAAGATGTTATTGATATTACTTCCAGTACCGTCTAATAACCAGAAAGCATCACCAGTCATCTTCTTATGGCTCTGGGTGGTGTAAATACCGTCACTCTTGGTAGTAGTTTCATTAAACTTATCTAATAGCTGTAATAGTGGGTGGTCTTCTATTTCTTCATACTCAAACTCACCACCCCTGATGTTTACTTGGTATAGCTCAAACTCAATATTAGCTACTTCCTTAGCTATTACATCATTGTTCTTATATACCCAATCCCTATTAGCTTCCAATAGCTTAGAAGATATACTTTTCTCATCTGACAACTTACTATTAGTTTCAAAGAAGCCACCAAGTACACTAGCATCTTTCTGCACCAAGTCTACACTCTTAATAAACTCTGTGTTACCAGTCTTCTTCTGTGTCCTCAGGGAAGTATTCAACCACTTTATTGGATTCATCTCTTATTATTTTCCTCTCTTTTGTTCCATAGTCAATAACTGAAATCTCTGCATTGTTATCTTCATTCCACCTAGCATAAGCCCACTCAGCCAAAGCCCAACTATCTGGGTAATCATCATGAGCATTAGGGTCATCTGGGTGGTGTACACTTAATAACTGTCCTTTATATTCTTGTTGCAAGTCCAACATCTGTTGCTTAAACTTGTCTGTTCTCTTTGTATCTAATTTTGGTAGACTGGTCAATAACTCTTTGATACTTACCTTTAAATTTTTATACATCATGTCCTTACTTACAGCACTAAACTTAATCCTGTAAAGTCCTGACTTCTCACTATTAAACTCAGTGTGAGCTTCAAACATATCTGGCATAAAGTCACCCTGACCAGTGCTATCTATAGCCAGAGCAATAATATTATAGTTCTTTAAGAACTCATTAATAATGTCAAACTGGTCTTGGTAGTTATCCCCATTAAGTTCAATCCAGTTAATAAGTTCTTTCTTCTTGAGTGTATCATTCCACCTTAGGATAGTTACTACTGTGCTGTCTGGGTTCTTAGCTGTATCAATCCCTGCATAACAATCACTATTCAAATCCCTGTAGGTAGGTCTAGCCCTTTTCTCATCTACTAGAGCCATTATGTCTTCATCATTAGTGAACTGACCTGTACCTATAAGCCACTTACCAAAGTAGGGTCTTTGTATCTCATCACTCTCCAAGCCAAAGTTCTCTATCTCTTTCCTAATAGTCTGCTCATAGATTAGGTGCAGTGCATTACCTGTTTCTTCATAGGTTATTCTTCTTTCACTAGCTACCTGCTCAAAGTACATCTTAATTGCCTTGCCAGTCTGACCCATTCTATAGAAGTAGCATATCCTAGTTCCTGCAGTGCCTATGTAGACTACTGGTGCATTAGTAGAAGCAGCCATAGGTAATATCTGCTCTTTGATAATCCTGTCATCTAGGTCTTGGCTCTCCTCAAAGATAATCAGGTCTAGGGTCTTAGATTCTGGCTTAGATGTTTTAGTAACAGGAAAGATGTAAGTAGATGCCCCATTAGGTAGTACCAAAGTATTACTATTGCTCTGCTCTTTATAGTCTTTTAGTTCTTGCTCTGAGGTAAACAATAAGGCATTACTTCTAAACAGTGCTTCCTTTAACCTATCAAAGTCTGTCTTGGCTTGTTCTCTCTGGGGTGCAAAGATTCCTATATTGATTCTTCTATTAAATAGCTTAGGAAAGTATATCTTGATGAACTCTACTGTTAGAACTACACAAGTGGTCTTACCTGCCTGTCTACTAATCTCTATGGGTATCTCATGTCTTTGCAGCTTCTTAATATCTTCTTCTGTAGCATTAGCTGTCAATCTCATGTTCTCTAGTAGAGCTTTAATAATGTTATCAGATATTACTTCCTGATAAGGATAGAAAGTGACATTATGAATTGTCTTGAGGTGATTCTTCCGTATCTCTCGTAGCTTCTCTAACATCTAACCCAAACCCCCTTAATATCTTTTCTACTGGGTCTACCTCTACCTTAATTTTCTTTTCCTCTGACCATATCTCTTTATCTAATCTCTCTAATTGAAATTCAGCCCTAGTCTTCAAAGCACGTTTCTTAGCCCATTTTGCTTTTGCCTGATTAACCCTACTTAGAAATTCTGGGTCTTTGTTTAGCCAATCATGAGCAGTCACTTCTGTTATCTCTATATACATAGCAGCATATTTAATTACTGGCACTTCCTCAAAGTACTTGATAAAATCATCTTTCTTATCTTGTCTTTCCTGACTAGTCATCTACTAACTCCACCTTAACCTTTATCACTTTGTCACTAGGTAGTTTGCCTAAGTCTAGTATTAGTGGATTCTCTGTCCTTAGAACAATCTCATACTGGTTATCTGTACTGGCTAGTTTCCTTTGGCTAGTTCTGATAATCTCTGCTATAAATTCCATTACTTTATACTTTCTATGAGTTCCTTATACTGATTAACACTATTAACTACATTGTATTCTTTGCATATTATACCATGATATGTTTTAGCCCACTGCTCTCTTTCCTTGCCCTCATAGAACTGCTCTAAGGTTTCTTTGTCTGTAACTACTGGTAAGCCTGCTAACTGAGCCTTAATAGTTCTGTTGTTGCTCTTAAACTCATCTTCTGGTCTATTGTTCTTAGGTAGAAAGGCAAAGTCTGCTTTCTGTAGTTCCTGATATATGGTCTGCTCGTCATACTTTATAAAGTTGTACTGGTCTTTATAAGTTTCATCTGTCCACCTGTAAGCTGTAGGGTCTTCATTACTAATCACTGTTAGGTTAATTCCCTTTCTAGCTAGTGAGTTAATGCCATACTTTAGAGCTTCTGCATTATGAGCATATCCAAACCAAACTGCATTCTTTGCCTTGCCACTGTGCTTCTTTCTTTCTGGCACTAGGTCTAGGTCAAATCTGTCTGGCACTACTATCACTGGCTTGTCTGTAAGTTGTTTAATAAACTCTGCTAGAGGTTCTGTTGAGGTGACTACTGCATCTACAGCATCTACTGTTTCTTTAACTGCCATTCCTATCAGCCAATCTGCATCACATATATCTAATATCTTGGTCTTTTCAAACTGAGCAGGAAATTTATAGTCTGCACTGCAGTAGACTTTTTGAAAGATTAACACATCAGGATTCTCTCCATACTTGTATCTCTTAAAGTCTTCCCAGTACTTTTCTAACTGAATCATTCTAAGGTAGGTAGAGCCAGTAGGTGGTCTTTTATTATGAAATAAGCTGAAATCTAAGTACCTTACCATATCTTTTCCCCTTTATATTCTGGTTTATTGCCTGCAGCCACTTCATTAATGATGTACTCCAAGTCATCTAGGTATCTTTCTATGCCAAAGACTTTCTGAGCAGTTGCCTTGCCCCTCTGTCCAATCTCTATGCAGTCCTTATAGCAGTAGTTCAGTAGATTGTGAATAGCATCTGCATAGCTTAGTGGGTTATCAGGCACTATAAAGCCATTGACCCCATGCTCTATAAACTCATCTGCATTATGATATTTGCTAGTAAGCACTGTGCAACCTGACAACATAGCTTCTGTTCTGCTTCTAGGCATAGGTGAATCCAGTGTAGGGTTAATGTAGATTAATGAAGTAGCTAAGAAGTTCTTATAGTCTTCCCAATCTCTAGCTTCAAAGTTTACTGTTACGTGAGCTACTT